ACTTCCTTTTAAAATTTAATTATATTATATTAAATCATTTGATATTGACCGAAGTTAACACCAATAACATAATAGTTTAATTGTGGGTGATGTCCAGCTTCTACAAGAGCGTATCTTGTCTTAACTGCGATTTTAGGAGCCATAGTACCTTCTGCAATTACACTTACAGATTCTGCCATTAAGTAAGGCATGAATACTAAACCAGGAGAGTTACCGTCACCTTTACGTCCAACTAAAATTCTATTATCAGTCCAGTCCATTAATGGGTCAACATAAATATTAACTCCAGATAATGCACCTACTGGGTATAAAGAACCACCTTGTTGGTTAAATGTATTAGCCATTGGATAAGGCATAAAACCAGCGATATCTTGTAAAGCAGTAGCTACTTGTCCGTTTGTTACAGCGAATGTTGCAGCACCTCTTCTACCACGGATAGAAATCATGTTACTTGCAGCTAAAACTCTAGAAAGAATTTGACGTTGTAAAGTACCTTTATTATCACCTGATGTAGGAACAGTATTATTAGTAGTTGTTACTACTGAATTACCTTCGTTATCAACACCTAAAGAAATAGTAGTTGTACCTGCAGTAGGAGACATAGCTAATGATAATGATACTCCATTACCAGCTTGAATCTGAGCAGTATTAGTATTACCTAATGCGAATAATCTATCTAAGATATGTTTATTAATACCTTGAGTTAATTCATTTGTTAAAATCGCTTCAACTTGAGCTACTGCATCAATACCGAATTGTTTTAAATCTTGAATTTGTTCTCTAGTAACAGCAGCTGCTACTTGGTAAGTCTTAGCATCAACTGACTTGTTGAATAATGTAAGACCCATTATATTATCTTGTGTAGATTCACCTTCACCTCTTGAGTATGGGTTATTACTATTGAAATCACTATCGCTACCATTTCTTTGTAAACCAACACCTGAGAATCCAGTAATATGGTCTTCTAAAGCTTTTACTAATTCTGCAGCACCATCAATCTCGAATAATTCAGTTGAGTTAGTTGGGTCATCGAATAAAGATTTAGCTGTTACAATTGCTGAACCTAATGTTTCAGCAGGAGTTGCTAAACCAGCTTTATAAGTAGTACCTGCTAGAGCTGTAGAAGTTTCTACTTTGAAGATTGGATAATTATCAATTCTAGATTTTCCTACATAAGTAAATCTAAATGTTGCATTTGTTCCAGTCTTTTCAGAATATACAGTATCACCTGAATTTAATTCTGATACACCACTTAATGCAGTCATTGGGAATTTAACTAATAATGGTGCTTCAGCTCCATCTGTTCCTGACATTACAGCACCGATTGTACCACCAGCATATGCAAAATCTAAATATGTTAACATTCCTAATGGACCAGCCATTGGGATTACAGGTACTAAATCAAATCCAATTGTTTGAGCAGCAACTTGTAATGATAATGGTAATAAGCTATAAGCTTTATCTCCAGAACCTGTTTGCTGTGATGGAAATTGATTCATTGTACCTGGGTCACCTGGTAAAGTTACAGGTCCCATTCCTGGTACATTCATACCTGGATTTAAGTGTACTATATTATTAGCACTTTCATATAAATTTTGATTATGTGCTAATTGTGACATCCATGCTAATTTCGATGCATCTTCAATGCCAGTTGCTTCTTTTACTATCGGAGTCCATGTTGCACGAACTTCCGCTTCGTTAATAAGTTTCATTTTTTTAATTTTTTTTTTAATTAAACGTTAATACTAATATTTACCGCTTAATTGTTTTGTTTTTTCAATAATACTTTTTGCAAACTCACTATCTAAAATCTTATCACCAGGTTTAACTGGAGTTTTAATAGATTCGTCAATTTTTTCAAGATTTAAAGTATTTTCTCTTAAATCTCTGGTTTGCCAAAAATTAAGAACTTGATATGGTGTATTTAAATTATGATACACAGATTCTGCAATGATTTGTTGTTTACGAGCTTCAGTTAATTTCTCAAATGACTCACGATACTCATCAGGCATGTTTCTTACGAAATCTAAACCATCATTCTTTTGTTCTTTTAATGCATTATTGTAAATTTCGGTAGCTTGTTCAACATTAAAATATTGCTTAGTACCAAATGCCTCTAACACTTTGCCTTGTTTTTCTGCATCTAAACTATGAAACTCATCTTGCGTATTCTTTGGCAAGAATTTCATGAAATGTAGATTGTCTTCTGCTTTTTGCTTCTCAGCAGATTCAATTATTTGTTGTAATTTACTATTTATATCATCTTTAAATGATTTTTCTTCTTTAATTTTTGTTTCTATACTTTTCTTAGATTCATCTATTTTATTAGTACCAGTTTTCATTGTTTCACCTAAATAATTACTATAATTACCGATTAATTCAACATTACCTTTTAAGTATTGGGTATAATTAGCCATTTCATTAGTAGTTATTCCTAAATATTTGCTATAATTAGCCATTTCATTAGTAGTTACTCCTAAATATTTAGCATATTTCTTAATTTCATTTGCACCAGTTGCAACATGTTCAATATACTTAATTGATTTTCCTAATTCTTCACCTAAATAAGTTGAATAATTTAAACTAATATTAGCTTTTTCTCTTATATGATTAGTGAATTTAATTATATTAATCATATTTTCTCTTAAATAACCACTATACTTACTATTAATTTGACTAGTTTTATTAACTTCATTTAAACCTTTAATTATATAATTATTATGATTAGCTAATTGATTTACATTTGAACCTAAATATTTAACATATTCTTTTAATTCAACTAATTCTTTAGAATCATTATTAGATTCTTCTACTTTTTTTGAATCAACAGATTCTTTTAATGCTGTATAACTATCTTTTAATTTTGTTAATTCTTCAGACATATATTTTGACCATTTATCAAATTCTTCTGCATTTACATGTTCACTATCCATATTATTCGAATTATTTTCTTTAGTATATGTATCGCAGAAGAAAGTGTCATCCACTTCGAAAATTTGTATTTTGTCGTCGTCTGCTAAACCAAATGATTCATTTACTTTAGTTAATTGTGCATTTGCAAAACCAGGGTCAGCTACTAAATCATATGTAAATAATTGCTTAATAGTAACGTGTCCATTACTTTCAACTACACCAGCTGCTCTTGAAGAAATATGTAAAGGTACGTTACCATCAACTAAAGCTTTAGCATCACGTCCCATTCTTGTATCTAATAATTTAATACGACCAATAACTTGTTTTTTATCTTTATCGTATTCTAAGCTTTCTATAACATGTGAAGCTTTTTGTAAAGATACTTCAAATTTTTCAGGATGGTCTAATTCCCCAAGTAAAGCACCTTGTGAAATTTTTTCTTGTAAATTTTTAATTTGAGGTACATATTGATTTTCATCATAAATACGGCCATTACGATTTTTAACTCCTATTTCACCGAAAATACCTTCAAATATATAATCATTATTGCCATCCTTCTTTATTTCTACTGAACCAAGTGATTCTAGAATTAATAAATGTTTAAATTTAGACATTATAAAATTTTATTTTTTCATTTTGTTTATATATCTAATAAAACTGGTGAAAAACTATAATTCACCAGTATCATCTATATTACTATCACTATTATCTTTCTTATTATTTTTAATCGTTTGATTATGGTCTAAATCGTCTTGGCTCATATTTAAATATCGTTCTATTAAAAATTGTAAATCAAAATAAGGTATGTCATTCATGTCACTATCTTGTTCTACTAAACCGTCTCTCATAGATTGTATAAAATCAACACGCTTTTGCATTATTTCTTGCTCTTTTAATTCAGCAAACATGTTTTCTTCATTATACTTTAATGATACATTAGTTTTAAATGTAGGTTCATTAGCTAAATCAGGAAATTTTAATGCCATTTGAATAAATAAAGGTTTTATTAAAATTTCTTGAAAACTTGAACGTAATCTATTAATAAATTTACTAAATTTTATTTCTTCTCTAATTAAACCATCCGCAGACATAGAATATTCAACTGCATTATCATTAT